CTCGTATGGCCCGTCTTCTTGACGAGCAAAACATTCCTGAAGAAGGTCGTTGGTTCTTGGCTTCACCTGAGTTTTACGAGATTCTCGTACAAAGCTCATCTAAGCTCTTGTCAGTAGACTACAATGCCGGTCAAGGCTCCATCCGTAATGGTTTGGTAAGCTCTGGTAAGCTGCGTGGTTTTGACATGTATAAGACTAACAACATTGCTGCAACGTCTAACGCTGCTGGTAAGTGTCTTGCTGGTCACATGTCTGCTACTGCTACGGCTCAGACCATTACTAGCACTGAAGTCATTCGTGACCCAGATAGCTTTGGCGACATTGTACGTGGTCTTCACGTATATGGTGCTAAGGTACTGCGGCCAGATGCTATGGTTTCAGCGTTTTATGGTATCGACTAAACTGAACGGGGGCCGTAAAAAGCCCCCAATCTTTTTTACACAGGATTTATGTATGCCACAGATAGGAAGTAATAATAAGCCAGTAATGTTTAGGAAAGCGATTGTTTCTCAAGAAAGTCGTTTTCGTAAGGGTTTTGACAAAGATAAATATCAAAGCAACTATGATCGTATCTTTGGTAATAAAAATGAATTAGAAATAGCTAGAGAGACTTCTAAAACTTTTAGCATGGAGCAAGAATAATGAAAGATAAGTACATGATGGGTGGTTATAGCATGACAGATAAGATGCAAGGTCAAATGAAAAAGAAAATGGCTGAACCCCGTGGTGGCTATGCTCATGGTGGTAAAGCTATGGGCGGTAAAGCTGACATTGCTGCTATGGAAAAAGCTTGCAGCGCAATGGCTGGTAAGAATAAAAGCGTAACTTACTAATGAAAGTAGACGCTCCTAAAGGTTATCATTGGATGAAGGTTGGTAAAATTCAGAAGCTAATGAAAGATCCTAAAGAAGGCTTTAAACCTCATAAAGGCGCAAGCAAAAAAGCTAACTTTACAATTCAAAAGGCACACTAATAATGGCAACATTTCTTACGTTAACAAATGAGTTGCTGCGAGAGTTAAATGAGGTTGCTTTAACTTCAGCTACTTTTGCAAATGCTATTGGTGTTCAGCAACATGCTAAAGACTGTATTAACAGAAGCTATTTAGACATTGTTAACGAAGAACCTCAGTGGCCTTTTTTAGCTACTGATGAAAGCGGTGCTACAGATCACATGTACGGAAATGCGTATGTAGAAACAGTAGCTGGTACTCGTTGGTACGAGTTAAAGCCCTCTTCTAGCAGCATGACAACTGATTACGGTTACATTGATTGGGATAATTTTCTGTTAACAACTGTTGATGTTTCTGGCGAAACAGCTCCACACACTATCCGTAACCTAAAGTACACGACTACTGAAGAGTGGAAAGACTTCTTTAGAGTTTCTCAAAACAAAGACGCTTCAGACACCCAACAGTATGGTGTCCCTTCTCGCGTAATACGCAGCCCAGATGGCCGTAAGTTTGGTCTAAGCGCCATCCCTGATAAAGTATATCGTATTTGGTTCTATGCTTACGACCTTCCTACAGAGCTTGATGCTTTTGGAGATGCTATTGTATTTGCAGACACTTACAAGCCTGTGCTGTTAGCAAGGGCTAGATACTACATGCACCAGTTTAAAGAAAACTCACAAGCTGCTGCATTTGCTTTAGAAGACTACAAGCGTGGTTTAAAACTTATGCGCCTTCATCTTATGGAACCAGCTCCCGGTTATTTCAAAGATGACAGAATGAGATTTGTGTAATGTCTCAGCCTTGGGGATATTCTTGTAGAGGCGGTTTAAACGTCAACCTAAACCAGCTTGAAATGCTTCAGCAGCCGGGACAAGCCACAAGACTTCGTAACTTTGAAGTAGATCCTGATGGCGGCTACAGGCGCATTGATGGCTTTACGCCTTTTGGGGATACAAAACCAAATGGTAGTGAAGCAGTATTAGGCATGGCTGTTTATGCTGATGGCGTTATTGTTTGTTCAGGCACTGGTATATTTTTTAGTGTTGATGGCGAAGAAACATGGATGCAAATCAACAAAGCTTCTGTAGCTTCTAGTGGCGATGACTTTGGAACTTTTAACAGTCGTTCAAATGCTGCTAGGACAAATCAAGGTCGTTGCACTTTTGCAATTTATGAGGGTACTTCAGATTACGGGCAAATTGTAATCTGCGATGGAGTCAATGAGCCGTTTTTATTTCAGATGACAGGAACTGGCGGCTTAGAAACACGTACCTTTTTTGCTAAAGAGATTACTGTAAGCAGCACTGTAGGCCCAGCAATAGCAGTTATACATGATAAACATCTTGTAGTTGCTGGTGATGCGTCATCTAAAAATACTGTGTACTATAGTGGTACAAATCATATAGATAGTTTTAGTAGTACAGGATCAGGTAGCGTAGTAATTTCTGACGCTGTTGTAGGACTAGCAAGCTTTCGTGGTGATTTAATTATTTTCTGTAAAAATAGTATTCACAAGCTTTCTAACATTAACGATGCTGCTAATATATCAGTTACGCCTATTACAACTAACGTAGGTTGTTTATCTCACGGCAGCATACAAGAAATTGGCGGTGATATTTTATTCTTAGCTCCAGATGGTGTACGTACTGTGGCAGGTACAGCGCGTATTGGTGACGTAGAGTTAAGCTCTGTTAGTAGACAAATACAAGAAATTTTAAAAGATGTAGCAGCTAACTCTGGTTTTATTGTTACTAGCGCGGTTTTAAGAAGTAAGTCTCAGTACAGATTATTTTATAGCACTAATACTGAAAGTCCTTCAGTTGCTAAAGGTATTATCGGAACATTAACATCTAATGGTTTTGAATGGTCAGAAACACTAGGCATTCAAGCACTGGGTATTATTTCTGACTTAGATGCAAATGGCGTAGAGAAAGTATATCATGGTGACAAAGATGGTTTTATTTATAACCATGCAGCAGGTACTTCTTTTTATAATGCAGGAGAGGCTACTAATATTTCATCAGTTTACCAAACTCCTGACTTTGACTTTGGTGACGTAGGAACTAGAAAAACTTTAAAGTATGCTAGAGTTTCTTTTAGTCCTGAAGGAGCAGTCCTTCCTAGTTTTAGGGTACGTTATGATTATGAAGACCCCGAAATACCTCAGCCAGAACCTTTTGCTATATCTACAATTGCTTTACCAGCTATCTTTGGAACAGCAGTATTTAATGCTGTCACCTTTGGAGCAACCAGTGACCCTATGGAGCGTCTTACATTAGAAGGCTCTGGACATACATGTAGCTTTAGAATCTTTAGCGACGATCAAAAACCATCATACGCTGTAAACGGTATTTACATAGATTATATGCCTTCAGGCAGGAGATAAATTAATGGCTCAGAATTATACAAGACAAAGTTCGTTTGCTGATGGCGATACAATTACAGCGGCTTTATTTAACAATGAATTTAACCAAGTAGTAAACGCTTTCGCATACTCTGCAAGCAGTGATAGCTCTACTGGACACAAGCACGACGGTTCTAGCGGTCAAGGTGGTAACATTCCGCAGATTGGTGACATAGACTTTTTAAACAAGATTGTTGTAGATAACACAAACAACAGGTGGGGTTTTTATGTACAAGTTTCAGGCGGTACAGTGGAACAGCTTCGCATCCAAGATGGTGCTATTGTTCCTGTTACTGATAATGACATTGATCTGGGTACGTCCTCACTGGAGTTTAAAGATTTATTTTTGGATGGAACAGCTCACATTGATACTTTGGATGTCGATGTCAACGCCACGGTTGCTGGAACTTTAGGAGTCACAGGCGCTTCTACACTTACTGGAAATGTAACGGCTACTAATGATCTTAGCGTAGGTGGCAATCTTACTGTTACAGGCAACGCAACTATTGCAGGTAACTTAACCTTTGGTGATGCTGCTACGGATACAGTAGCCTTTAGTGCTGATGTAGCTTCTAATCTCCTGCCTAGCGTAGATAATACTTATGACTTAGGAGCATCAGGTTCTGAGTGGAAAGACCTATACATTGATGGCACTGCAAACATTGATAGCCTTGTAGCTGATACAGCAGATATTAATGGTGGAACTATTGATGGGGCAACTATCGCAACATCAGACATTACAGTAGGATCAGGAAAAACTTTAAATGTTTCAGCGGGTACATTAACTCTTGCAGACGATCAAATTTCTGGTGACAAAGTTGAAGGTGGCACTATTGCCGCTACTACTATTACTACACTTACATCAACTACAGTAGATACTACAAATCTTGAAGTAACTACTTTAAAGGCTAAAGACGGCAGTGCCGCAGGTTCTATTGCAGACTCTACTGGTGTTGTAACACTAGCAAGCTCTGTACTCACTACTACTGATATTAATGGTGGTACAATTGATGGGGCTAACATCACTGTAGGAGCTGCTAAAACTTTAGATGTCTCAGCAGGCACATTAACTTTAGCTGATAATCAAATAAGTGGTGATAAGGTTGAAGGCGGTACGATTGCTGCTACAACTATTACTGCTTTAACTTTTGGAAGCCTTAATGATGGTGTAGTCACTGTCACAGCTTTTGCTGATGAAGATGATATGGTGTCTAACTCTGCAACGCTTGTACCGACTCAACAATCTGTAAAAGCTTATGTAGATGCTCAAGTCACTGCACAAGATTTAGACATTGTTGGTGATACAGGTACAGATGCTATTGACTTAGATTCTGAGACTATTACCTTTGCTGGTGGTACTGGTATTACAAGTGTAGTAACTACTGGAACAGTCACGCACAATATTGATAGCACTGTAGCAACTTTAACAGGCTCACAGACTTTAACAAACAAATCACTA